ATAATTATAGACAGGCACCTCCTTGTGTATTACATTTTAATACACAAGGGGGTGCCTGTCTATAATTATAATTATATTATTTTATCATGCTTGCTTTTAATGCAGCAATTTCTGCACGAAGTTCTTGTAATTGAGTGTCTTGTGTAGCATCCTTAGCTTTTAATGCATTATTTTCTGCTTGTAAGGTTCTAATTTGACTATTCATTTGTGCCTTACTCATAGCATTACCCGCTCCCACTTTAACGGATACTCCAGCGTTAATCATATTTTCGCCATTTCCTACAGCGCCACCAACACTAATTGTGGTCATGTCATTAGGGTTATAAGAACCGCCTATTGCCACTGCCTTTTGACCATTATAGATACCAACACCAGCAGCCACACCGAATTTAGTACCATCTCCACTAACAGGATGCAAAGCAGCTAGTGCGGCTGCACCTGCACCAACCTTATTAATGCGACTATCAAGATTAGACACTCGTTGGTTAACAGAAGCAATACCTGATTCTATACTACCAACACGTTGATCTAATGTATTAATATTGCTTTCAATAGTAGCAAAACGGTTATTAGTAGTAGCAGTATGTGCCGTTAATGTTTCTGTATTTGATTTTACCTCTTTACCAAGATTTGTAACACTTGTATCAATTGTACTCACCTTAGTTTCAACACTTGTAACACGAGCATCAACCTTTGTCACCTTGGAATCTACGGATTGTACAGATTGTTCTACAGTTTGAATGCGTGCATCTGTTTTATCTGCCCGTTCAGTTAATGTAGACACTTGAGATTGAACAGTATTAATTTTACTTTCTACCGTATTAACACGATTATCGACATTCGTAATTTGTTGATTAATCACAGTACCACTATCTTTTATCTCTTTACGTACAGCACTTAATTGTTCTTCTGTAGCTGCACGACCTTTACAACAGTATAGCAACCTTTTTTGACATTAAAAATAACTCGATAGACCTTATTCATTTGAAAGTTCCCTCCTAAAGCTCTCACACTATAGTTGTTATATCATTTTCTCTATCTCTATTTATGAAAATAAATATCACCATCAATATATTTGTTTATAATTCTAATGTCAATATTTTATTTATTCTTAAGTATATTTATCAATCAACTAAATGATTCATGAAGTAATTTTTATAACTAGTTGTATGATAAACCTTTTTAAGCACACAAAAAAGACATGTTACTAGTCTCTCGTCTCTCTCAGCAACATGTCTTTAGTTGTATATAGATCTCTCGAACTATATCATATTAAATCTGGCTAGGCTCTCTAAGTCCCTTTATGACACGCCAGTATGTCTACAATTATTTTATATTTTAAAATAATTTATGTCAATAATTTATTTTTAGTTTAATAATTGTCATTTATAAAAAGATTAAATCAGCTAATTACAATATTAAATCTACAATTAACCGCGTTGACAAAAATAAATAATATAATTTTTCTCAGGGCTCACCGCTGCGCCCAACGCATATGGATGATTCCAATTACCACCAAAATCAAATAAATATATTACATAATCATCAGGTATTTCTACCGAGTCTTCATTAAAAGACAATCTATGTAAATATTGTTTCTGTAGTTTTCGATTCTCCAACTCTGTATAAATAGGATATTTCTTCTTACCTAAACCTACCGTATCCGTCGGTTTAGGTTTTAATGTATCTCGCTCAGCCTCTACTCTCTTGCGCGTTTCTACATAACGTTTATACTTAGCGTCGCTATCCTCACCATCAATCTTAATCTTATTAAATTCAGCCAACACTTGATTCTGTAATGCATACATTTCATCAACAGATTTCTCAATAGGATTATCCACTTGATTTTGTACATATTTGCCCATAGGTACTGTTGTATTTTCTACAATAACTATCGATGTAGGCATTAAGGTTTTCAAAGTATCTGCATATTCCATATTTGAATCAACATAGTTTTTTACATATACATTGGATAGATCAGATTTCGAAATGACAACTTTAGAATCAATCCGTGCCTCCTCAATGTAAGGCTTCAATTGATCTGGTGTACCACCAAAAGCCAGTTGTACATATGAACCGCCTTGTAAGAATGGGGGATTACTATGTAGATGAATATTCTTTGCAAAGCTAGGTATTTGTTTAGGAAACCCTGAAATCGTAGCAACTAGCTTATAATCCTTAGGATTATTAACAGGATACTCAATTAACTCTATGGGCTTAAAAAATGCCTCTATTGATTCTTTTATCTCCTCTTTAGTTCTAGCCGTATACAGATCATAGGATTTCCCTTTATTCTTTTCTAGAAAGGCTTTGAATTCTTTATCACTTGCTTTATTCTTATCTGCACGCGTTCTGTAGGATGGAATATTAACTGGATTCGTTAATTTAATTTCCCCGTGTCCATTTTTTCTCATATAAGGACTTACGATACGTAATGGTTTATCTCTACTGCCATATCCATAGCCTTGCTTATTTGTTTCTAACGTATTATAGCGCGTAATTTGTTTGAGTGCCTTTTCATCCCGATCATTATAAAGGAGATCAAAAATTTGATACTCCACATTCATATCTGACTTTTGTAGTTCTAATAATCGTTGTTTAGCTCGTTTCTGACTTTGTGCTTTCAATAACTCAATTTCTTCTGCTGAAAGCTTTCTTGGTGTTTTTGAATTGCCCATCCCGACTCTTTTAAAAGCACCAGGAATAACTTCAACAAACTCTGACTTTAAAGAATCTTCAGATTTTATATTACTTTTGATTGTAATACTTGACGTCTGACTTTGATTTTCTACTGATACAGCCAAACTAGATTGACAAGACAATGCTAGCGAAAACATGCATAAGGCAATACTTTTTTTAATCATATCTCTCCCATAAAACTCTGCTCATACAGATATAAAAGAAGGACCTACAGTGAACTGTAGGTCCTTATATTTGGTGCGGTTGGAGGGACTTGAACCCTCACGAGCGTACGCTCACCACCCCCTCAAGATGGCGTGGCATTTAACACATATTTACAAAACCAACAAATCCAGTAGTTATCTACATTATTAATATCTATATAGTTATATATTTCGTTATATTTTTATATAAAATGATGTCAAAATGATGTCAGCTCCATATGAACTTTATGACTATATTTAGGTAGTCATCACATATGTAGAAATCGGATACAAGACCATATTTATCAATTGTTTTTTCCAAGGCTTCTAACAAACATTCATATATATCGGCTCGTGCTATATGTCCTGTATATGTTTCTGAAAATCGTTCTACAATATTTGATAATTCTTCATGCACTCTGATATATCCTTTTGTATGAAATGCACTATAATCAAAGTTTATTTTATAAATTCTATTTTTAACTAACTGTTGTGCTAATTGGTTGTAACTCATATGATACCACCTACTATTCTTCAACAATCTCATAGGACAATAGTAAATCATCAATAAGCCCTCGCACGCCTTCTTCGTTGTACTCCTTCGGATCAGGAACGACTTCCGCTATCCAGTCAGCCGTCCAAACGTAATCTACACCTTCCGGCCATTTGAAATTAGGAAATTCTTCTTCCATATTGCCTTCATTCCAGGCGGCCTTATCCCACTTGCCAATACATGGAGATTGGCGCATCTCCCTTTCATATATCATGCCCCAGGCTTCTTTATATGATTCAGCAGTTCCCATAAACCAAGGTTTTTGCGTTGCTGTACTATAGACTTTTAACATTTTAGGTTCCTCCCCGTATAATCTAGTCATTCCTTGGCGGGTTACAAGCCAATTCTTTCCTGACTTTCTAGCTTCATCATCAGTAAACTGTTTGTTTGCATATCGCTTTAAACAACATTGCTTAATAGAATCAGCTGGTACATTCCATCTTTCACCAGCCTCTTGTGTAGTCATTACATCAGCTAATTTCATTATAATACTCCCAATATAACTAATAGATTATAAATAGATAATACAAAGGCAATAATGCTAATTATTAAAGTTAATCTTGAAATCATATGCTCGCCATTGTTATAATAGTTAGGAAGATTGGGGCTCTTTCGAGCCCCTGTGGTTACTCTTTATT